TAAAGATGCGCCTGGGCCACGATAAGGGATGTCTTCTGTTGTACCAGCACGAAAAGCCTCAAATCCTGGCTCTGGCGCTCCAGCAGATACAGATGGGCCTTCTCCAACAGTTACAGGAGCAACGTAGTTTTCGCCAACACCAGAAACATCTGGCCCTGCGGAAGTTGTATCTGGAGTTTGAAACGTGTCATATCCTGGCTCCGCATCTGGAGGCGTGTCTTCAAAAGACGGGATTCCTGTGTCAGCATGGGGTTTACCCGAGCCACCATGAGCTTTCAACAAAGCGGCTTCACGGGGGTTGATGTAGGCAAGCATGTGCCCTTCTGGTGCTTTTGCTTGCAACAGTCTTGCAAGTTTTCGGACATCGCTGCCCATGCGTGTCAAATCTTTAAGTGCTGATGCCATATCAAATTCCTAAAGCGTCTTTAAGACGCAGTGATGCTTCGTTCCACACGTTNTNACGNTCAAGNCCAGATTCTCCCTCAACTTCGCCTGGAGGTCTATATGCAGACAAGGCTTGCTCAAGAGGACTTCTTCCCACCCCAGTGATTGTCGGATACCGTGGTTTGGGCGTTGGCGTAGGAGGAACCGTGACTGTGACTGTTGGATATATAGGTTTGGGCGGGTCAACAATTGTCGTCGGTTCAGTCGGTGGTTCAGAAGGCACGGGAGGTACTGGCGGTTCAGGAGGCTCAACTGGATCTACAACTGGATCTACAACTGGGTCAACAACTGGGTCTACAGGATCCACAATCGGGTCAACAATTGTTCGCGGTTCAGTCGGTGGTTCAAAAGGCACTGGAGGCACTGGAGGCACTGGAGGGAACGGCGGTACTGTTGGTACGGTTGTAATTGGTTCAGTAGTTGTAGGCCCAGGAACTGTTACAGGAGACAATACAGGGTCTAAAAGAGGGTCAACCAGTGGCGAGACTTCTGGAGAAACCACTGGAGAAACCACTGGAGAGACCAGTGGAGAGACTTCTGGCGAGACTACTGGCGAGACTACTGGGTCAGTAAAAGGGCTAGTCACAGGTGATGTGACCGGAGCAGTCGTTGGCGCAGTTGTTGGAGAAACTGTTGGCGCAGTTGTTGGGCTTACAACATATCCGTTTTGCTGCATCCAAGCAATGTCTTCTGGAGAAACGCCTTGATTAACCAGTTGTGTAGGCGTAATGTTGTTTTGATTAAAGAAATCAATTTTTTGACCAGCGTCACGTGTATTCCAATCAGATGGAAGTGCTATTGGAGCTGTTGTTGGGGACACTGAGGGAGCCAAAACAGGATTGACTTCTGGGCCTTGTGGAGTTGCAGTTGTAGCGCCAGTAACAAGAGGAGATGGTTGAACAACGGTCGCTGTGTTTGTTTTTGGGTCAACATTCACGTAAGAACCAGCAGTAGTGTTTGGCGGAACAGAAACGCTTGTTGTTCTTCCTACATCGTCAACAATAACAGCAATGCTGGTTGTTGGGTCAACACTTGCCACAATTCTTGGCCCTGTAACAACTATCTCTCCAAGGTCTCCAAAGTCTGTAACAGCGGGTGCAGGTTGATAGTCTGAGCCGGTGACTTTTTTGTATTCATCCAAGAAAGTTTTATTGGTGGGGTCTTTTGCCAATTCGTCTTTAAGTTGCTGGATATATCCAACATTCATTGCGGGACTAAAAAACCCGTATGTATTTGTGTATTCGTCAAACGCTTTAGCAAGAGATGGATTCTTCTCAAGAATCGCTTGAAAACGAGGGTCATTAGATGCAAAAGCACCGCCAAGCCTACCTATGCCCGTAGGCGCATCCGTGGCTGTTCCTGTAAACGATGGCAGAGCTTGGGCGGTAGATGCTTGTGCAAATACATCTTGTTTGGCTTGCCGNACAATTTCTTGCTCTTCTGGAGTCAATCCAGATTGAGCCATTACTTGATCTAAATTGCTTGATGCTTGACTTGATTGAACAGAAGATTGAGTTAAATCTGAAACCTTCTGGTCAGTTGTTGTTGTTGATGTTCTTGTGGCTTCATTGCCTAAACTGCCAGCAATAGAATTGGCTATTTTTGATGGGTCACCACCAGTGGCAAGAGCCGTAGCTACAGCCCGTCCAGCCGCTTCGCTGTTTAATTGTTGACCTGTAACTGTGCCAACAACAGAAGACAAACCGGCTCTTAAAACGTCTTCAGCAGAACCTCCTTTAGCAACAGTGCTGACAAGAGATGTTGCGGCATTGCTGATAATGTTTTGTGTAGCAGCATCAGTAGATAATGTTGAAATAAAATCTTTTGCTCCAGCTAAATTTGTAACACCATTAGCCAGAAGGCTTGTACCTGCACTCAAAATAGCTTGGTCAATAGGCTTTCCTTGCGCGACAGAAGATGCAACTTGAGCAATAGCTGTACCAACTGCTTGAGAAACACCTAATTCAGAAGCAATTGCCGCACCAATGCCAGGCAAAAAATATGAAAGAGCAAGTGGTGCAATGGTTTTTATAAATCCACCAAACCCCATGTCTTTTGAAACATCAATATATTGGCTTGTTCCAGTTAACTTGCCTTCGCTATCGTATTGATAGTAAAACTGAGGATTAGTTTCTGAATTTATTTGTGCGGCATGACGTAAATTTCCCTGGTCATCAGTTAGTGCGTAAACTTTTTGTCCATTGATAGTTGTTAACCCATAATAACTATTGATAAAACTATTGCCATTTGCGTCTGTCCCGTATTCGGGGTCAAGACCTGTTGTATCAATTTTTAGTGGCATATCACACCTTCAATGCTGATGCTATTTGTTGATGAATGGTCTGGTGAACGCCAATCCAATCATAAAAACTGTCTTCTACATTCCAATCAGCATCTAGCAGTTGGAATGGATTGTCCAAGTTCAATATGCTTGCCAGTGACTCATGCTCTTGGTTATGCACAAACAACCAATCATCAAGGTTTCTAGGGTCTGCATCTGTCACCGGATACTTAGGATAGAGGATGCCCTGGTCAGCAAGAATCTGATGGAAGAGCCTGTGCTGTACGCCGTTTTCAAACAAGAACTCGCCCAAGCTATCCTTGTTTCCAAACTCAACGTATGACAAGCTATCCATGTTCATGGCTTGTCTGCCTTGTTATCTAACTTTGCAAATATCTGCTTGCAAATGTCTTTGATTTCGTCAATGTCTCTGCGGTAATCATCCTTAGAAACATAGTCGTGAGGCAAGTCTCTGATGTCTTCGTCAAGTCGCTCTACCGCTTTTGTGATGTTGTTAAGCACCCAACCGCCAAAGAAAGCAGCAAGGCCCAGAATGATGTTGAAGAGCGATTGCGTATCCATGTTAGACGGCGTAGTAAGGCACTTTGACAACAGTGCCGTTTAAGTCAACTTGGATGTATCCAGCAGGGACAAGAGGCAAGCTGGCAGTAGCAAATGTGGCAGAAGCACTGGTAGTACTGGTCAAGTTTGTTGTCTGCACGTTAATTGTGCCGGTACTAATAGTTACGTTTGCCAACGTAAGGTTGCCCAAACTTGAAGCCGTACTTCCCAATGAAACAGCAGTGTTGCCTAGCGTAATGCTACTGTTTGCAAGATAACTGTTTGTAATTGCAACACCGTTCCATGTAGCAGACGTTATTGAGCCTGGGTATGAAAACGTGTTGGTTGACCAAGATACGTTTGAAGGTGCGTAGTTGTGTACATCCCAAGAACCTGCGGCTGGAGAATTTACAAGCAACAAAACTTCAACGTAACCGCCAGATTGAATGGTTGCTACAGTTGTACCAGAGTTATTTTTAACAACAATAGTTCCACTAGATTGATTGTTGTTGAAAAAGTAATTTGTTCCAGCGGTAAGCGTTGTTGCGTCAGGAAGTTGATAGGTTTGCCCACCAGAACCTGTAACGCAATAGTTGGGAGCCGAACTTGCTGTCAGTGTTGTTGTTGTACCTGCCGCTGCTACGTTAACAAAACCTTCTGTTAAAGAATTTACAATTGTGTTTTGATTGGCATCACGCAAGACTACACTGTTTGCGCCAGAAGATGCCGTAACACCTGTTCCACCGTTGGCAACAGGTAAGGCTGTTCCTGAATATGTTAAAGATAACGTACCAGAGCTTGTAATAGGGCTACCGCCAACAGTAAATATTGCTGGCGCAGACAAGCCAACAGAAGTTACTGTACCGTTACCACCACCACCACCAGACGTAATTTGTACAGTCTTTAACATGCGTCACCTCAAAGCCCGTCACCAGGCGTAATGTAAACAGCAGCAGAGCCACTGCCAGTTATTCCGGTGAAGTATGCGTTAGGCATAAACGTCAGAATCTCATCTGTTCCCGCAAGCAACGGATAACTACTTTGTGTAGATGTCACCACCACTGCGTTTGATGTTGCATTTGCAGCGGCTGTTCCATAGCCCAAGAACACAGTCACGTTACCACTGTTAATAATGCGATATTGATTGCCGCCCAAAGTGCTAGACAATGCTTGAACGGGCGTAGGTGCAGAAGTGGCAGCGGTAAAAGTTACCGTGTTACCCGTACATGCAAATGCTTGTATTCCCATGTTTATGCTCCTGGTTTTGGATATTTTGCTTTGACCGCTAAACACGCATCAATGTATGCTTGTACTTGTGCTTGGTCGCCCTTGACAATTCCATCCAAATAGTCTGTCATAGGCGGGTATTCAAGCTGACGTTGTTCTTTGTATTTTGCTTGCGCTCTTTCACTTTGAGCAAACAACTCAGAATCAAATACTAAAGAATTGCCATTTCTGACCATGCCGCCAACCGTGATGTCTGATGGCATATCGCCATCAATCCACTCATTCCACACAACTTGGCTGTTATCAAAATACTTACCAGTTTCACTAACATAAACTATGTCTTGATAGCCTTTAGGCGTGTTTACAAGAAGTTGTTTCATACATTACCGACCTTTCTAACAATAAACACATCGCGGTTTGAGCCAGCTTGTCCATATCCCGGTGTGCAATGCGGACGAATAACATCGCCAATTGCACATTTAATAATTATTGAGGCAGAAGTCCATGGCGCAAAAGAAGAACTACCCCCGCCTCCAGCCGCAATAACTCTATTTGCAAAAGTAATAGAAGAAATAGCAGTTGAAAGTTGTGTTGAGTTAACGCTTGCTCCAAACGCAACACTTGATGCAACACTGGCTACTGTGTACACCTGATAATAACCAGCTTCATTGATTGTGAATGAATCACCTAATGATGCGCTTGAAGCGTAAGTAATTGCAGTACCTGTATTTACAGCAAGTGACGCATAGTTAGATATTGCAGTGTTTGTCGTGCCGTAAGCGGCAAAAAGATATACCACAACAACATTGTCGGAAACACCACCGCCACCTGCTGGTGCAGATGATATCCAAGTTGTTCCGTTAGAAGTTAAAATGTTGCCAGATGTGCCTGGCGCAACAACTTGCAAAGCAGAAGTGCCGTTACCCAAAATGACGTTGTTGGCTGTCAAGTTGGTTGCACCAGTACCGCCTTGAGCAACAGTAATGGCTGTAGACACGCTACTGATGGTGACATTTGCCAGTGTCAAATTTCCAATACTGGTGGTTGTGTTTCCCAAATAAACTGCTGTATTGCCAAGAGTAATGGCAGTAGCAAAGTTGCTGTCCAATTGGGACAGGGGAATGGCGCTGGTTGCAGAGCCAAAGGTATATGGAACAGTCATGTTAGAACCTCACTCGTAATTCGTGTTCAAATTCGATTGTGTTAACCACAAACGCAGGGTCGGAAGATGTCATGGTNAGNCCNAAATACTTGCCNTATTGCTGAGCATCAGACTTGTACAAAGCATACCCTGCCACAGCACTCCAAGCAATAGTTGCATTAGAGTTATTTAGCCAAGATATTGTTGCNCCAAAGTTGTTTACCCACGTAACATAATTGTTCAATGAATACGTAGGGCTAGAACCAGATTCACTGTCTACAGTGACACTAAACGCCGCCGATTGCGTCAATGTGGCTTCAATACCAAACTTTAAGGCTTGCTTGGTGCGTATAGGGTCACCCATAGGCATCAATGCAGTCTTAATTGTGCTATTGATGGACGCTGTAGAGCTTGCATACATCTTGTACAAGTCTTTTCCGTCTACGCCATAAAGAGAAATCAACCCGCCAACAGGCACAGAAGTCACGTAATCAATGCTTCCCTGGCTGGTGACAAACCATTTCTTGTCAAAAAACACGCACTGAATCTGTCTTGGGCCAACAGACGGGTCGTTGTACGTAAATGAGAATGCAGCGCACAGGATGCTATTGAGAAGCACTTGCCCCGCCGTCACCGGCAAGCTGAAATCTATGTACGGAAAGATGCCATCCAACTGGTCAGAGATTTTGCTGGTTGTAGAGCCGACAAGGGCATACATACCGTAATCGTTCATAAACAGCACAGAACGGAAGTACGGAAATATGGCAAACGTCCGTTTTGTACCCACGCTGGCGCTGACGTTGGTGTTGGTAAACAGGGTTAACCCTGCACTAGACACCCGTAAGTCTGAGAATACGTTGATGCTGTCATCGCCAAAGATGTACAGAAAATTGTTGGCAGACAGCAAAGCCTGAATGTTGCCGTGCAAGGTGGAATCAGTGATGGTGAAAGACCCCGCTGAAACGCTTGTAAAGTCGCTGTAAGACCCTGCGGCTGAGTAATAGACAGTACGCCCCGCCGCAACCCAAACACGGCCTGAAAACGTGGCTACATCCACAATAGTGTCGCTGTTGAGTACCACCTTGCCGGTTGCGCCTGTTCCGCTACCTGACGAGAAGCTGACCGTGGGTGCAGATGTGTATCCGCTACCAGGATTGGTCATGATTACCTGTGTGACAGCACCACCGCTAACAATAGCCGTGCCAGCAGCGCCAGAACCACCAGTGCCACCAGCAAAACTTACGGAAAATGAGCCACTAGCACCGTATCCTGTGCCCCCATTAGTCACCAGCACTGACAGTGTACCGGTAGCAAACGTGTTGTATTGAGCAATTGCAGTAGCTGTAGTCCCGCTAGGCGGGGCTGAAATGGTCACTGTGGGCTGAGATGTATATCCCGTACCAGCATTTGTCAAAGTGACGGTATTAACTTGCCCTGTCTCCACAACTGCTGTTGCCGCAGCCGCACCAGAAGAAAACGTCACGCTAGGAGCAGTGGTGTAACCTGAACCTGGATTTGTGATGGTAACGGCAACTACTGCGCCGCCAGAAATAGAAGCAACGGCAACGGCTTGCGTCCCGCCGGCAACATTGGGTGCGCCAATAATCACGCCTGGCAAAGCGGTGTAACCGGAGCCACCCGCAGTCACGTTAATACTGCTCAGTCCACCTGCGCCCGTAGTGATAGTGCAAACAGCCGTAGCTTGTACGCCATTTGAGTCATTAGGAGAGCTGATAGTTACACTTGGGGCTGTCAAATACCCGTTGCCAGGGTTTGTGATGCCAATAATTCCCACAGAACCAATGCTGACAACATTGTTGCCATCCCAAGATGACAGACCTTTATTGGGGTCACCAATGATGATGCGTTCGTTTTTGTATTGGGCGCTGGTTACGCCGGTGTTAGAAAACGTGCCGGTAACAGCCACATTGCCTTTTGTGGCAGTGTCGAGTTTGAAATACTCAGCCCGTCCATTGTCTTCAAACGCCACAATGTAGTCGCTTAATCCCAAGTTGGAAGACGTTAGGAAAGTAACAGTGTTGGCAAAAGAGACAGCAGTATTGCCAGAATTTTTGACAGTCGATTGCGCTGGCGTAATTTTGATGTTGCCAGAACCAATCGGCATGGCATTTTCAATCCACGCAAACTCTTCTGTGTCGATAGCCGTGCGGTTGGCCTTGGTATTGAGTCCCTTGAAGGCTTTGACAACAGCGTATGATTTTTTCTGTTCTGCTGTTGCCATGATTAGAAGGATGAATAAGGGTCGGGAATGCGGCGTGTGTAGACTGAGTTGAGAACAGCCTGAACGTGCTTGGCGTATTCTTGTTTGTAGATTTCTGCTTCCCCATAACTCTGCTCTTTGTACTTGGCTTTGTAAGCAGCGTAGAAAGCAACTGGAGTTGTGTAGGGGTCAACAATGCTGTCAACCACACTGGGATTGGTCAGCGTCAAAGCTGTAGGCAAGATGACCGTATCCACTTCAATTGGATAAGATTGGTCAGGCACAGGGGCAATGTACAACTGTCCTTGTCCGTATGTGCTGAAACAAATAGGTCTGCCTACGTAATTTTGCCAATAACGCAACTGAGCGTTAAATTGAGTCCACGGCAAATAGCGCAGAGGAATGCGGCTGTTTCCCCAATACAAGGTCACGTTCATCACATCCAGCGTCTGAATACCGTTAGGCAATGCAGCCAGGCTAATGATTTCAGCAGGGCCAGAATATTGCAGAGTGGCTGTGCCGTTGGTAAATGAAGTGGACGGAGGGAATGCGTTACCCGAGGAAGGGTAAGGCGCACCGTCTGTATTGAGAGTTCCACCAGTGATGACTTGGTAGATGAACACGTTTGAGAAAACAAACTGTCCAGCAGTAACAACCAAACCGTTAGACCACGGTATTGCCACAATTCCTGTGCTGGATATGGGCGTTGATGTTACTTGTAAGGTTCGGAGGCAACCAGTATCTCTTACTACTCGTTCACGGGCTTCGTTAATGTAGTCCGTTAATTCCGAGGTAGACCAGAANACAGCGTTTGCGTCATGCAATAGTCGCTGCACTTCCGTGATGTAGGAAGAGAGTGTTGCCATTTGGCGTCCATGTTAAGCGGCCCTTTGGGTGGACTTTCGCTCTGGGGATTTTTCAATCCGCAGAGCTACTACGCCAACCGCCGAGGGTAACGAACGGTTCTTTTCGGGAGGCTGTTCAGAGAGTTCAAACTCTGACAACTTCTCAAATCCTTTGTCGATTTCTGCAAAAGACCGCGCCCAACCCAAACGAGTCAGGTGCGGTACTTTGTCTCGCTCCATGTAACCAAAGATGTGCTTTGCAGCTTCTAACGGGATTTCAACCGTTTCATCTTTAGGGAAGTCGTAAAAAATACCAACATATCCATCACGGAGTTTGGTATCGCCACGATTGGTTACATAGATAACTGCACTCATAGTGATACAACGTCACCGTAAACCGTAAATTCAACAGAGTTGTTGGCAGCGGCTGCTGTTCCAACATACACGTACAAAGAACTTGTATAAACCGTAGACGCTGCGGCTGTTGAAAGCGGCAAATCTTGGAATTTATTTGTTCCTGTAATTGTTGATAAAGCGGCTGCGTTGGTCACGGCGTTAGATGTATTCCCATCATTGCTGGTAAGAATAGTCACGTTTGCCGCAGCCACGCTGCCGTTTGCACCTGCAACGGTCACACGGCGAACAATGTAAGAAGTACCCACAGTTGCCAAAGTAGCAATTGCATTGCCAGTAGCGCCCAAAAAAACTGGGACACTGTTTGCAACGGCAAAGCTGCCAAAGCTGTCAGGGTAACGGTTGCCTACACAATTCGCGTTCATGGTGTGCCCCTATTAAGAGTTGTAAGTACCGGTGGCGTTTTGACCGCCATTGGTAGCGTACAACGTGATAGTAGGAGTACCCGACAACACGTTNGCACGGAAATTAACGCCGTCAGAAATAATCACACCGCTAGTGTTGTTAGCCAACGAAACCACCCATGTTGGGGAGGNAATGTTGTTGGATGTGTTCATCTCAATCGTGACGTTAGCGGTAGCCAACATTTGATACCAGCCAGCCGGAATGGTAGCGGTAGCATTGCCCAGAGATTGCGTCTGGATGTACGCACCTGCGGTGTTGGTTGCGGCGTTAGCCAGTAAGATTTTATTTGCTGCTAATGACATGATTTAACTCCTTACAGAGAGAGGTAGTTGTAACCCGTCACCTTGGACATTGATTTTGGCTTGACGTTCACCAATTCGGCAATCATCAAGACAGCGCCAACGTAGCCAATTTGCCAGTTAGGAAGTGTGGACTCAAAGCCCGTAAACACAAACGAACCTTGCTCATGGATGTACAGAGACAAGTAGTTGGTGTTCAGGAAGTACACAGTACCTTCTGGGCAGTATGGATCTGGGTAGATTGGAACACCAGCAACCATCAAAGCGCGGAATGCAGCTTGAGGGCCGTTGCTGTCGGAATCAAAACCGGAGCCAGGGGTGATGACATATTGTTCTTGACCAACAAAGTCTTGAGCCAACAATGTCCATGTACCAAAGCCGCAAACACCAAATGAAGGCATCTCTGCACCGTTTTTCACAGTACCGGAGATGTATTGCAAGATGTTTTGACGAGTTGGGTTAACACCACCAGCGGCATACTGCTTGGACTTCCACCAGGTGTAGGTGCTACGGTTGATGTTACCGTATGTAGCCAAGGTTGTGCCATCGTCAACAGCACCAGGCAAGCCGATGAATTGTTGAGTGTTGGTTGTGTTGTTGTACAAGGCAGTTGCCATTGCGTCCATCATCACGTTGGTTGCATCGTTCATACGAGCTTCAATCAACGGAATAATGGCTGCATCTTGCTGAACTGCGCCTTCCATACCAAGGAACGGCACGGGAGAAATCATCAGTTTCAGGTCGAATTCAGCGTTGTAAGCACCTTGCTGGACTGACGGCTGAGCGAACGAGCCGCTGTAGTCAGACCATTGGGCATTCACAAACTGTGCGCCTTGAACGGGAACGGTTACAGAAGAGACACCGCCGCTGGCTTGCTGACTGTTTGCAATCAGTGCCGCCATCAAAGGTGTCGAGTTATAAAGCTGGACAACCAGCTTGGGGATAAAAGCTCTACGAGTTACGTAGGTCAGTTCATTGAACTGTGATGACCCTGTAGCTGGTAGGATGCCGCCGCCAATAGCCATAAGGCCTCCTTACGAACGTGTAAAAAAGAGAATTTTCATTCTCGCCAATACCCTCTTACAACCCAATAGGACGTTGCGGTTTACGCAAATCCCTGAGTGCATTCGCCGCTTCATCACGGGCAGCGCCAGCCGGATTCTTCCAATACTTGCCCAAGTCAAATTGCTTGACTGCGGAGGGGTTGTAACCGGAAGGGGTTGGTTCTGCTGCCTGTTTCATCCACTGGTGAAACTCTGCTGCTGTTTCGTGGTTTGTGATGCCACGCTCCAGCATAATTTTTTCTACGTCACTTACTTCGCTCTCATTGGCAATCAAACCTTTTTTCATCAAGGACTGACGGCGCTTTTGGAGTTCTTCAACCGCATCACGCTCACGCAATTTTGCTTCCAAGGCCTGTACTCGCATTTCAGACTTGTTCACAGCATTGTGTGTGTAGTCTTCCATGTCCAATTCAGGAATAGGCAGATCTGGTTTGACCTGTTTGGTCATCCGCAAGAACTGTTTGCGAGTTGCTGGATTCTCTGCGAGTTGCTGAGCGAGTGCCGCCAGCTCATCACGAGCTTCTAGTGATACGTTTTCAAGTGACATAGATTACCCTCTGTTGTCGAATTAGATGACTTTTTTGCCGTCACCAGGCTTTTGCACAGCCATACCAGCTTTTCCAACTTTGGCTGGGCTATTCAAGCCACCAAGTTGAGAAAAGCGTGGGGTGTTGACGATAAGGCCGTGCTGCTGGTTGTTGTCAGTAGGGCGGCGTGGTGCGGCTGCGCCGCGTGGTTTGAACAAGTCCATGATAGTTCCTTACATTGGGGGAGGAGTTGGTGCGCCGCCTTGCGGAGGCATACCAGGAATCGGTGCTTGTGACATAGCCTTGCCCTCAGGGGATGCACCACCGGCTTGAGGAAGGGTCTGGAGCATCTGGAGAATTTCAGACTGCTGAAGTTCGTTTGTCTTGTTCTTGCGTGGCCCCATCACACCAGTGAGTGAGCGAATAGCAGCAAGAGCCTTCTGGCCTTCTTCGCTTTCAGAGCCAAGAGCAGGGAGAGATTGTTCGATCAAGTCCATTGCCATGCCCAAGTTAATCATGGCAGCTTCTTTGCTGCCCATCTTGGGTTCGGGAGTAGACATAGGGGATGCCATTGGAGGAGTTTCGGCATCAGACATTGCGCCAGCGCCAGTAGGCATACCGCCTGGGGTGTTGCTTGGCATAGAAATACCGGAAGGAGCGCCACCACCCGCTGAACGGGGATTACGCATCAACTCCATCAGTTTGTCTTGCGGAACAGCCATAAAAACTCCTTTTGTGTGTTTGTAACCACTTACAAACACCTTGTCAACAGGTGAGAGGCATTTTAATTCAGCCTCTCAAAGAATTTTAAACGGTCAAACCGCAATTAAACGGGGTTGCCCCCGTCTAATTACTTGCGGCTCTTACGACCTTTACGAGCTTTACGCATAGTCTTCTCCATGGTTAGAAGGCGGCGACCTTTTGACGGGAAGGAAGCCACACCCGATTCCTGGGGGGGAATTACCGGCGAGTCTTACGACCGCGCTTGTGTGCTTTATACATGATGAACTCCAGAGTTACTTGCGAGCGTAATCACGTTGACTACGCCCAGTTGAGGTTTTATACCCTGTTTGGCGGTATGTCAAGTTAGGTGTTTGTTCACCACGGGAAAGTTCTTTTGTGCTGACTTTAGGTTGGTCAGCTTTGGGTGTTGCATTTTTAACGCTTGCCATCATCCCACCT